GCACAGGGGCTGGATGTGGCGCTGCTGTGTCGACTGGATCCGGTAACGTGAACGCAGGTTAGGAGGCTTAGAATGGCGATAGGCATGAACCGGGAAACCGGAAAACTTGTAGACAACACGGAGCATCTAAAACAAAGCATCCGCGACATTCTTTCAACCCGCATTGGAACCCGCGTAATGCTTCGCGAGTATGGGTCAAACATTCCTGAACTCGTTGATTTGCCAAGCAACAGAAGCACGATCGCAGCAATTAGATCCGACATTATTTCTGCTCTCAATAATTGGGAGCCAAGATGCAGGGTCAACAAAGTTACGCTCACTGAGCTTTCAGCAGGTCAAGTGACTTTTGATCTGTTTTTAACCTATCTCCCGAACGGAGAAGAAATCGCACTTGTTGGAGTGACTATCTGATGGCTTTAAATCTTGATTCACTCGCCGCACCGGAAATAATTGAAGACATTTCCTTTCAAGACATTTTCAACGAATTACGCGCTGATTTTTCGTCTCGCTTCCCAGACTTTTCGGCTTTAGTCGAATCTGACCCGGCCATTAAGCTTTTAGAAGTAGCAGCTTATCGTGAAGTTATATTACGGTCGCGAGTTAACGACGCTTTCAAAGCAACGCTTTTGGCTTTTGCGGCTGATGGTGATTTAGACAACCTCGCGGCTTTTTATGGCTTGACCCGTATTGCACAGGAAACAGATGAAGAGCTACGCGACCGCACGGTTAACAGGATTCAAGGCAGTTCAACAGCAGGCGGCGCGGCTTGGTATAGGTACCAAGCTTTAACAGCTAACACAGGCGTCAGGGATGCGCGAGTAACAAGCCCCGCAGCGGGTGAAGTTCAGATTGCGTTACTAAGTAAAGAAGTTGAAAACATTGAAGCCCTTGGCTCGTCTGTAAATACGCTTAGCGCCGAAATGAGTGCTCTCGCTTCTTTCTATGGAATAACCATTTTAGATAGCGACAAAGACGCACAACTTGCGCCACAGATTCGCGCTGTAATTAATGCGGCTGGTCCTGGCGGAACTGCAACGCCTCAAATGCTTTCGGCTGTTGATGCTGTAATGCAAAACAGCGAAGTTCGTGTCATTACGGATACCGTCAACACAATATCAGCTAACGTCGTAAGCGTTGATGTAGAGGTTGACGTTTATCTATACCCCGACAGTTCTGCGTCAATTTTAGACAATATTGAAGCCGCTATTAGAGCAGGCGTTGCGACTGAGGGTGGTTTGGGTTGGGATTTAACGCTTTCTTGGCTTATCAAAAATATCCATGTTGACGGCGTTCAAAGGGTTGAACTAATCACGCCTACGATTAGCCAAGTTGCAGATGATGGCACTGCCATAAGTATCGGAACGTTCACGCTTACTAATCAAGGGTACGACCGCTAATGGCTGACACCGCAACGCTTCTGCCTAGTTCTGCAACGTCTTTTGAGCGCGATCTTTCTGCGTCGATGGACCCGTTGCCGCGTGTTGGTGCGGCCGCTGAACTAATCAGAAACGCAAAGCGGGAAAATATTCCTGATTCAGTTGTCCCATGGCTGCTCGTTGAGTACGGACTAGGCGAGCTTCTGCCCTATTTGCCAGACCCGCGCACAGCCATTAGCACGGGCGTCTTGTGGCAGCGCTTGCGCGGCACTCCCAAGAGTTTTGAAATTGCGCTTGGCTGGATCAACAATTCCGGCGCAATTGAAGAAAGTGAAGGCGGTTCAATTAACTGGAGCCAATTTCAACTTGGCCTTCAGCAAGCCCCTGTTGATCTATCACAGACTGACTCAATTGTTGAAATTGGTCGGCTCAGCTCGCCAGTTCGGTCTTCGCTGTTTCGCATATATGGCGGCTGGTACGACGGGCGTCGGTTTCAATTAGACGATCATAAATTAAGCAGCCAAGACACTCTTTGCGACCATACCGGCGTTTATCTGAAAGATGAGTGGCCGCAGCTTTCGTTTGGCCGTGAATTTAAAAAAGAAGATAGCAACATTTCAGAAGACCTAGATGCTGAATTAGGCATCCATCGGGCGAATGGCATAAGCGGCAGATACGAAGACCGCAACATTCTTAGCAACACAATTCTTGGCGAAGCTAGCTGGCGAACGCTGCACATTGAAGATCTTTCTTCAGTTATTAGCCGCTTGCACTTTGGCCAATCTGGCCCGTGGTGGATTCAAGGTTCCAATTGGGAAGATCTTTACGCATGGGATCAAGTCCTCGATTGGGCAGGTCTACAAAACAAATTCCAACCCGCGCTTAAGTTTGCACGCGCTGGGATGTATCTCAGCGATTATGCAGAGCTTGGCGACACCAACGCTTGCTTTGCTGCGCGATCACTTGATGAGTTCGGTGATGGCGCAGTTCTGCTCTCAGAAGCCGACCCTGACACAGGCGAGCACATTCTTAGTGAGCACCTTTCACGGGTCGAGTTCACAGAAATCAACGAACGGATCGATCACGGAACACAGCTCGGCTCGGTGTGGCTTGGCTCAGCTAACAATCAACAACAGGTTCAGGTTTTCAGGCTTGCACACGGAGAGGCACTCGCTTCGACAGGTCATCCCAATCCGCCTGCATACGCGACCCTTACCAGTTACCTCAGCCACTACAACGGCACATTTAACAACCGACACGACACATCCGAGACCGTCTTTGGCGATGGTGCGGGGCACGCGCTCGGCAATGGTGAGCCGTTCGTTTCTGTTGCAACCTTCACAGGCCAAGAAGTTGGCTTCGACGTGGATTCCATTCAGGTTGATGAACTGGCTGGAACGATTACAGCTCAAAAAGTGCTGTATCGGTCGAACTACATTTTCAGCAATTACTCAAATCACTCGCTTGGGAGTGTCGTTACATTCCCGCTTTACGACGCAGACGGCCGCCGCCAAACAGTCCGCTTTGGGAACGTACAAACAGCTCATTACAACTCAACGGCTGTTTATGGAGGAGTCACAGGCGTTTGGTCTGGAGATTATTCAGACGATTTGCTGGTCGGCGTTCCGGTCGAGCTTCTGCCCTCGTATCGCGAGCACACCCGCGAGCATCTTCTTTATGACGACAGCTTTGAGCTGTCACGGTCGCGCCTCTCAGAATTTACGCCGCTCTTTAACGAGCAATCAAACAGCAGGGACCACACAACAAACGCGCAACAGACCACAGAGCAGTCAGACCAATGGCAAGACACTGCCAGCAATTGGGGAACCGAGGCGACTGGCAGCTGGGAGACCGTCGCCAGTTACTTCGACAGCCTCAGCCAGGGCGACACCTGGAACTCTGAGAACTGGAATACCGGTGAATACTTTGGCAATGCAGATACCGACACCTGGGGCAATACGTTCGCGTGGAAGGTTTACCCACAACTTGAGCAAATTCTTGGCTTTAGCCGGACGATGCTCACGCTTTCAGAGAACGGGCACCTGTCCGACTCTGACGGAATCCTGGGCAACACCCACGCAACTCTCGGATTCTTTGAAGATGAACGGATCGAGCGCAGCCATCAGACAACCTCGACGGCACATAATCCAAGTGGGTTCTTCTACTTAGAGCGCGAACGCTTTAAAACACTCGCTTATGACGATCTGTTTGAGCTGTCACGCACGCGCCTAGACGAGTTCATTCCATTAGTTAACGAGCTAGCAATTAGTCGGGGTCATCACGACGTTGGCAGCTTCCACACTGACCAATCAGATCAATGGCAAGACACCGAAAGCACCTGGGGCACAGACGCCGCCGGTAGCTGGGCAACTGTCACCAGCTACTTCGACAGCCTTGGGGAAGGGGACACCTGGAACACTGAGGATTGGAACACTGGAGAGTATTTCGCGAACGCGGATACAGACACTTGGCGCAACACGCTTGCTTGGGCAAGTTACCCGCAGTCTGAGCAAGTTCTACGTTTTAACCAATCGCACCAATATCTGTCAGACACAACGGATGGACTTAGCGAAACTGACTCGGTTTTGGGTTGGCCAACCTCGCAACGTTTCGAGCGTGATTACTTTGCGCAAGCAACGGAGAACCGCCAAAGCTTTACGACTAGCCAACACACCCGCACCTACTACCCCGCACTTGTTGCGCTTTATATCGAGCCAACTTGGTTAGCCGGAAGCTGGGCTGGGCCCGATGCGA